CTTGGCGTATGAACACAAACCTGGCAATGGTAGTGCGTTTGCTAACAAGGAAAAGAAGGAGGACTGGCATGCTGATTTCCGTGGTGATGTGATGTTGCACGATGGCAGCATTCATTACTTGGATGTTAAGTCTGCTGTGACTCAGGCTGGTGAGACGTACTACAAGGTCAAGATTGGTGGGGTTAAGGTTGCCAAGGGTGCTGCGCCGATGTCTGGCCATAACCAGGCGAAGGCTAATGGCTACCAGAATGATTCGGATATACCCTTCTGATGGCACGTCCTAAGCAAACCAATGTGATCCCTCCAATGACCAATTGGGGTGGTGTCAGGAGCGTGCAGAGGCGCTTGGAGAGGTCTGCGACGATTCTGGATAACCGTGAGGCGGTGGCTTATGCTTTGCTGTGCATGGCCAACACTAAGCTCACTGACATCATGGAGTGGGATGAGGCTGGGAATGTAACGGTAAAGCCGTCGAGTAAGATCCCTGAGCATGCATTGCAGTCAATCAAGAAGGTATCGGTGAAGACTGACAAGGATGGCAACAACATGTTGGAGATTGAGCTGTACGATAAGGTGGGTGTGTTGCGCTTGCTGGCTAAGGCAAGTGGATTACTTGATAACCCGGACGACAACTCTGACAGACCATCTGTGATTGATGTCAATGTGATGGCACCACCAGCCGAATAATGAGTCTTTGGAGGAAACGTGGCAAAAACAAAAGAACAATCAGACAAAGTGCTGGTGGGTGGACTGAATCTGGACTTCAGCAAGTCTCCAGTGATCTACGACTTCATCAGGAGCAACGCATTTGTGCAGGGGATTATGGGGCCGGTGGGGTCGGGCAAGTCGTATGGCTGCGCAAGCAAGATCTTTATCAAGGCAGTGCAGCAGAAACCCTCCCCGATAGACAACATCAGGTACAGCCGGTTTGCGGTAGTGCGAAACAGCTACCCAATGCTAAAGACCACGACGATCAAAACCTGGATTGATCTCTTTCCTGAGTCTACATTCGGGCCTTTGCTCTGGACTCCACCGATTACGCATCACATACGACTGCCTGCAAGGGGTGATGCTGCAGGCATTGATTGTGAGGTTATCTTTCTAGCCCTAGACCAGCCAAAAGACGTTAGAAAGCTGCTCTCTTTGGAGCTAACAGGTGCCTGGGTGAATGAGGCTAGAGAGCTCCCAAAAGCAGTGATTGATGGGCTGACACATAGGGTTGGCCGTTATCCAACTAAGCGCGATGGAGGCCCCACCTGGCACGGTATCTGGATGGATACCAACCCAATGGATGACGATCACTGGTGGCACCGCATGGCAGAGAAGGAGAAAATGACAGGTGTCTATGCCTGGAAGTTCTTTAAGCAGCCAGGCGGCATTATGGAGGTCGCTGCTGACGATCTGCCAGAAAATCCCGAAGCCAACGACCATATTTTTTCTGCTAGTAAGTGGTGGAAGGTCAACCCTAAAGCCGAGAACATCAACAATCTACCCCCCGGCTACTACCAGCAAATGCTGCTAGGTAAGAATCTGGACTGGATCAAGTGCTATGCAGGTGGTCTGTACACCTATGTCCAGGAAGGTAGGTCAGTATGGCCAGAATATGAGGATGGCACCATGTCTGGCGACACAGACATCGACCCTACCGTACCAATCCAAGTCGGCCTAGACTTCGGTTTAACCCCAGCTGCCACTATCGGACAGCGCCTAGCCAATGGTCGATGGGTAATCCACCATGAGATCGTTACCTTTGATATGGGTTTAGAGCGCTTTGGCCACCAGCTGCTAGCCGAGCTCAATCAACTCTACCCAAATCACCAAGTAATGATATGGGGCGACCCAGCAGGTATGGCACGCGATGCTATTTATGAGGTGACTGCCTTTGATTATTTGAAAACACTTGGCCTGCGAGCTCAACCCACTGCCAGCAATGATTTTAAAGTGCGAAGAGAAGCAGCAGCAGCCCCTATGCAGCGCTTAATTAACGGCAAACCAGGCTTGATCGTCAACCGATCCTGCAAGCTATTGCGCAAATCATTAGCCGGTGGCTATCACTTTAAACGCATTGCCGTCGGTGCCGGCCAAGAACGCTTCAGAGACGCACCCAATAAAAATGAACACTCACACATCGGTGACTCGTTTGGCTATCTCATGCTGGGCGGTGGTGAATACAACCGCATGACCAGGACTCACCAACTCGGCGGCAGACCATCACCACAAACCAGCGCCAACACAGACTTTGATGTGTTTGCTTAATGTAGATGCTGGCAATATGATTGATTGATGTGCTTTTAAAACGCAATAGAATCAGGGCATATATGGATGAGTTAATTATTGTTGAGCCCGGTCTTGAGTTACTGAATTCTTTTCAGTCCTCATCAGTGCGTAAGCAGATTATGGACATTCAGCAGTATGTGCAGGAAATGCCACAAGTTGACATGCCTATTCAGCATACCTTTGCATTAGGTGTATATGTCAGGCAAATGGATGCACCCGCTGGCGCTGTAATTGTTGGGAAGATTCATAAAACTGAACATGTAGTTATTATTGCTCAAGGTGAAGCATCTGTATTAACAGACGAAGGTGTACAGCGATTAAAAGCGCCCTGCACGTTTGTATCTAAACCTGGGGCAAAGCGTGTTATTTATGTACATCAAGATTTAGTAATGATAAACATACACCCAACAGATGAAACTGATTTAGAAAAGATTGAAGCTGAAGTTATCGCGCCTGATTTTGAAGCGCTTGATAAACATTTAGGAACATTGCTAATTAAAGGAGATTGATTATGGTCTGGGCTATTGCTGGGGCAATAATTGGTAGTGCATTATATGGTGCTAGTGAAGGTCGTAAAGCTCGCGGTGAAGCAGAAAGAGCGCAGAAGCGAGCACTGCAACAGCAAAAGGTTGACGCAGAAGCTATGCGCACAGAAATAGCAAAGCAAACTGCAGAATACGCAAAACAATCCACATCACTGCAACAGCAATCAGATATTGCTCGCCAACAGTTTGATGCTGCACAGCTGCAGTACAAAGAAAACAAACTGGCAATGGAGCAAAAGTCTCAAGAGGTGCAAGCTCTTGCAGATGAAGAGCGCCGTAAAGCTGCAGCCTCCGAGGCATCTGCATTGAAAGCTCGCACCCGCGGTGGCCGACGCTCACTGCTTTCACAAGAGCGTATGACACCAGAGCTCGGTGTTGAAAGCGTAGCGTTAAGCCCAGGCATGAGACTGCAGTAATGGCAACCAAATACCAAAAGCGCATGATGCTGCGCAAAGGCTCAGACTTAACCAGGTTGGCAGAACAATTCAAAAAGAATATTGAAGCATCTACCGGTGAATATGAGTCTGCATTCTCTGCTTATCAAAAGCAAAGGGAAGAGGCTATGGCTCCGTATGAAGTAGCTAGTAAAGAATACAGAGAAATACAGATGCCAGCCTATGAAAGTGCGAAGGCAGCCTACGAAGAAAAGCTAAATAAATTTAATGAGGCGCTTTCTGGATTTCAACCAAAGGCAAAAATTGAAGCCCCATTTAGATTAAGTTTAGATCTCCTCAATCCCAAAAAAGCACCAGAGCAAATATGGACTATTGATGGAAAAAAAATAAGTAGCAGTAATTTACCTGAAGGTTATTCAGTTGAAGTTGCACCAGCAGGTACAAAAAATAGATTTTACGATTTATATAAAGATAATCCAGTACCTACATTTTCTGAAAAAGCACCATCAGCTCCATCAGCACCACAAGCTCCACAGATAGCTGGATTTGATGAAACTAAGTTTGAGCAAAAGCGTGGTCAACTTCAACAAGAGTTTCAGCGCGAAGTCGGTGAACGTAAAGGAGCGCGGCTGGCAGTCGTCGGTCGCAAAGGAGCAAGACCATTGATGCAGGATAAATAATGGATAAAGTTCATAAAGTAATGCGCGAATACAAAGCCGGCACATTAAAAAGTTCAAGCGGAGATAAGGTCGCAAGCAGAGATCAAGCTATTGCAATTGCTTTGTCAGAACAGGAAAGATCTAAACGTAAACGCGGATTGATGAAGGAACAAAAATGAAAGAAGTATGGGATAAGCCACGGCCAAAAGATTTAGGCAAATCAAAAGAGTTGAGCGGATCTGAAAAGCGTAGCGCTATGCGCCGAGCTCAAAAGGCAGGCAGGCCCTATCCTAATTTGATCGACAACATGGCAGCAGCGAAAGAAAAAAAATGAAAATTGAAATCTCACTTGAGAAAGAACACGAAAAAGAAGATAAGCCAATGGCTGGTGAACTTAGTCCAGAGCAAAAAGCTGCTATTGCCAAGAAGATCAAAAAGAACATTGCATTAAGTCGCATGGAAAGATCATTACTATCTGGCTATTTACTTGAAGATAAAGAGGAAGATTAAATGGAATACAAGGTGCCAGTAGGTGGTAAGCGATTAAAGCCAGAGGAGATCCTTAAACGGCAGGATATTGCACAGCGTAAGAAAGATGAATTTCAAACGCTGTATCAGGACGCTTACGAATTTGCTTTGCCCCAGCGCCAACTGTATGGCGTATGGGAAGGTGGCGCAACAGGCACCAAGAAGATGGCAAGGGTATTTGACTCAACAGCAATCAATAGCACGCAGCGGTTTGCCAATAGACTGCAATCAGTAGTCTTCCCTCCGCAGCGCAAGTGGTCGCGCTTAGAGCCAGGCGTACAAATACCTGACGATCAAAAACCTGATGCCCAAGAAGTGCTCGATGCTTACAGTGAGAAAATGTTTGCTGTATTGCGGCAGTCTAATTTTGACATTGCTATCGGTGAGTTCTTACTAGACCTAGCAGTCGGTACTGCCTGCATGATGGTGCAGCCAGGGGACGATGTCAGCCCAATTAACTTCGTGCCAGTGCCATTGTTTTTGGTGGCGTATGAAGAAGGTGCAAACGGCCAAGTAGATAACGTCTACCGTCGTATGCGCTTAAAAGGCGAATCAATTATTCGTCAATGGCCAGACGCGAAAATACCTCCAAACCTGCAAAGCAAGATCGAGCAAAAGCCAACAGACGACATTGAGCTAGTTGAAGCCACAATCTACGATCATAAGCGTGGTGACTACTGCTATCACGTTATTTGGAAAGAAGGCAAAGACGAGCTGGTATACAGGCGCAAACCATATTCACCTTGGGTGATCAGTCGTTATATGAAGGTAGCCGGCGAGATCTATGGCCGTGGCCCATTGCTGACTGCTTTGCCAGACATTAAGACACTAAACAAAACCATTGAGCTGCTATTAAAGAATGCTTCGTTAGCAGTGGCAGGCGTTTACACAGCGGCAGATGATGGCGTATTAAATCCAAACACAGTAAAGATTGTGCCTGGTGCCATTATCCCGGTTGCACGCAACGGTGGCCCACAAGGCCCAGCACTGCAGCCACTGCCACGCGCTGGTGACTTCAACGTATCGCAGCTGGTCATCAATGATCTGCGCAGTAATATCAAGCGCATATTGCTGGATGAGTCTTTGCCACCAGACAACATGTCTGCTAGGTCTGCAACTGAGATTGTCGAGCGCATGAAGGAGCTCGCGCAAAACCTTGGCTCGGCGTTTGGTCGCTTGATCAATGAAACAATGATCCCGCTGGTCACAAAGATTCTCGAAGTAATGGATGAGCGCGGCTTGATCATCATGCCGTTGCGCGTTAATGGCTTAGAGATCAAGGTAACTCCTGTTGCTCCGCTGGCAATGGCTCAGAACATGGAAGAGGTTAATGCCATCCTGCAATATGCCCAGCTGATGCAGACGTTTGGTGCCGATGGCCAGCTCGCCCTAAAGAATGATGCTGTGGTTGATTACATTGGCGACAAGCTGGGTGTACCTTCTATTGTGCGCAATGACGCAACCGAGCGTGCTGTACTGATGGAGGAAGCCCAAGCTCAACAGCAGCAGGCAATGGCTATGCAAATGGCAGCTATGCAGCAAGGACAACCACCAGCCGAAGGGATGCCCCAATGAGTTGGGATGAATTAGATAACATAGATCAAACCAGCGATATTCGCGCAGTGACACAGCAGCGCGAAGACATTGCCAAACTATGCTTGCGTGTATTTACGTCAGAAGATGGGCTGGCAATAATGAAGTGGTTAGATCAAATGTATGTGGACGTACCTGTCGCCGTGCCAGGTAACGACCCCTCGTATGCTTTCTTTGCTGAAGGGCAGAGAACAGTTATACGAGATTTGAAAGCACGGATCTTACAAGCTAGGAATTTATGACTACCGACACAGCAACCGTCGAGCCCGGCACCGGCTTACTTGACAGTGTGACGCTCGAAGATACAACTAAGCCTGAATCTAAAGAAGCAGTATCAATAGATCATAAGACAGTAGAAACACCCACAGGTTCGGCATCAGACACTGGTGCGCCTAAAGTAAAGCCTGAGTTTCTCCCCGATAATTTTTGGGATAACGACAAAGGCGAAGCCAACCTGGAAGCTATGAGCAAAAGCTGGTCTGATTTGCGCAAGCAGATTAGCCAGGGCAAGCACAAAGCACCAGCCGATGGCAAGTACGACACTAGCAGCTGGGGTGATGATGCATCCGATAACCCAATGGCCGGCACATTGGTTGATTGGGCAAAAGAGAACGGCTTATCGCAAGCTCAGTTTGACGACTTGGTGGGAACACTCAAGGAAAAATCACAAGAGCTTATGGGTGATGTGGGTGTGGACGCAGCCCAAGAAATGAAAATGCTAGGCCCTAATGGCCAGGCTTTGGTCAATGGCATGGCAGATTGGGCTCGCGGCTTAATCCAGAAGGGCATATGGGGTTCCGAAGATTGGGATGAATTTAAAATCATGGCAGGCACAGCTCGCGGCATAAATATGCTGGCTAAGTTGCGCGAAGGCTATGAGGGTAGATTGCCTATCGAAACAGAACCAATGGATGGTTTGCCTAGTAAAGATGAGCTTTATCAAATGGTGGCAGATAAGCGCTACAATACAGACGCAGCCTACCGGCAAAAGGTAGAAAAAATGTTTGCCCAGGTAGTAAAAGATTAAATCTCGCAGCTGTGTCTTCTTGGTGGTCGCCACAGCTTTTAGCCCCGGTCTATGTGCCGGGGTTTTTTTATATCAATCGCATGTATTGCAAAATGTTAAATGGATAATAGAATTGCCGGCATGGCATACCGGTAACACGGCCCATACCTGTGGTGAGATACCACCGATTGGCTGACGTAAGCAGCAAGCACAGGCCCGTACTGCACGGCTCACCGACGCGAAAACCCATGATCACTTAACCGAATGAGGTAAATAATGGCTATTAGTCTATCTAATGCTTTCGTTACACTCTTCGACGCAGAGGTCAAACAGGCTTACCAGGGCAAAGCAATGCTGGTGGGTGCTGTGCGTCAGCGTCGTGGTGTAGAAGGCTCTTCTGTAAAATTTCCTAAAGTTGGCAAAGGCGTTGCTACTGCACGCGTGACCCAAACTGATGTAACTCCAATGAATGTTGGCTTCTCCAATGTAACTTGCACTCTGCAAGATTGGAACGCAGCTGAATATTCGGATATATTTTCGCAAGCTAAAGTTAACTTTGACGAGCGCTCAGAGCTCTCCCAGGTTGTTGGCGCTGCTATTGGCCGTCGTCAAGATCAGTTAATCTTGGATGCGTTGGCTGCTGCAACTAGCACAGGCACTGTGGCTAATTCAATTGGTGGCTCTAATACCAATATGAATATTTCCAAACTGCGTGAAGCTGCAAAAATATTGAATGCTAAGAACGTGCCTTCGGATGGTCGTCACATCATCATCCACGCAAATTCTTTGGCCTCAATGCTTGAGCAGACTTCGGTACCGTCGTCTGACTTTAACTCTGTGAAGGCTTTAGTGCAGGGCGAGATCTCGACATTTATGGGCTTCCAATTCCACATCCTGGGCGACCGCACAGAAGGTGGTTTGCCTATTGATGGTTCGTCAGATCGTACGCTCTACGCTTTCCACTCGCAGGCGATTGGTTACGCTGAAGGCATAGCACCTAAAACTGAGATCAACTACATTCCTGAGAAAACCAGCTGGCTAGTAAATGCACTGTTCTCTGCAGGCTCTGTTGCGATTGATAGTGAAGGTATCGTTAAAATCACAGCCCGCGATACTGCGGCTGCGGCTTAAAGGAGGGCTGACTAATGGCTTACTCTGCAGATGGCTTTACCACCTACCACGCAGCCAAGCGCGGCAATGCGCCGTCGATGTATGCCTATAAAACGGCTGACAGCATTGCTGATGTAAACACCAGCGGTTATTTCAACTCGTTGGCAAATACGCTTGAAGTTGGCGACGTTATTCACTGCGTGACTTCGACTGGCACAACAGCCGTCGTCACTCTGGTGTATGTCGTATCCAATGCAAGTGGCGTTGTGGATGTGACTGATGGCACGACTCTGTCGGCCACCGACGGCGACTAACCTGTCGGTACTGTAGTGTTGAGGGCTGGTCTTTTATAAGGCCGGCCCTTTCTTACGTTAAGGGGTTCTAATGGCTGCAGGTGATACTGGCGTTTCAATTTGTGCTGATGCTCTGATATTGCTTGGAGCAGAGCCTATTTCATCTTTTAATGATGGAACAGATGAGTCAAATTCGTGTGATCGTTTGTACCCTGACACGCGTGACTCCACATTGGTAATGTATCCTTGGTCATTCAACACCAAGAAAATACAATTAGCACGACTACTTACAGCACCAAATTCAGTTTGGAAATATGCATACCAGTTACCTGGTGATCGGTTAGCCAGCCCACGCGCTGTATATGAAAGCGCCAACCCAGGCGCATCAGTACAAAAGGATTGGGAAATACAAGGCGATCAATTACTGGCAAACCTAGAATCTGTTTTTATAGACTATCAATATTCAGCCGGTGAGTTTGCCTGGCCACAGTATTTTGTGCAGCTAATGAAATACATGATGGCTTGGCACTTGGCCGAGCCGATAACTGAGCAGCAAGACAAATCATTGCGCTGGGAGCGTAAAGCTGTGGGTGATCCATCAGAAAATGGTAGAGGTGGGTTTTTCCGTACAGCCACGCAGATCGACGCGCAAGGTCAACCGACAAGAGCAATTGAAGACTACACACTAATAGCAGTGAGGAACTGATGCCGCGTTTTGTAGACTTCACCACAAACTTTAGCACTGGCGAATTAGATCCGCTGTTGCGTGCTCGCGTGGATCTGCAGGCATATGCTAATGCTTTGTCTAAGGCTACGAATGTATTGATCCAGCCGCAAGGTGGATTGCGTCGTCGACCTGGCTTAAAGCATATTTATGAATTACCAAACACCAGCACAGAGTCTGCCGGCAATGGTGTGCGCATGGTTTCATTCCAGTTCTCTGTCGATGATTCCTACATGCTTGTTTTTACGCACAACAGAATGTACGTCATTAAAAATGGCGTAGTACAAACAAACATCAATGGCAGTGGCAATCCATACCTGACAACTACCATAGGCAGCACTATTGTTGACGATATGTGCTGGACGCAATCAGCAGACACTTTGATTGTTGTGCATCCTGATATTCAGCCGGTAAGGATTACCAGAACAAGCGACACCGCATGGACATCTACAACTATTACATTTGATAGCATTCCAAAATATGCTTTTACATTAACAACTACAACACCAACTTCTGGCCATTTAACACCGAGCGCTGTTTCAGGTAATGTGACTTTAACTTCGCAGAACTCTGCTTTTTCTGCGTCAAGTGTGAATCAGTATATAAATGCATCACCACAAGGTAGGGCTAGAATTGTTGAATATGTTAGCAACACTATTGTAAAAGCCGTGGTTGAATATCCGTTTTTTAATACTAGCAATATTCCGCAAGGAAGCTGGGAAGTTGAAAGTGGATATGAGGATGTGTGGTCAAGCGCTAAAGGTTGGCCGCGCACGGTTACATTCCACGAAGGACGATTATATTTTGGCGGGTCTAAGTCTAGGCCGTCTACGGTATGGGGTAGCAAGATCGGTTTGTTTTTTGATTTTGTGCCAAACGAATCATTAGATGATGATGCTGTTGAGGCCACGCTAGACACTAACGATCTAAACGTCATTATTGACATTGTTAGCTCGCGTGACTTCCAGGTATTTACTACTGGCGGTGAATTCTATGTACCACAGCAGGGAACAGATCCAATCACTCCGCTTACCTTTACGTTTAAGAATGTCAGCAGAAATGGATCTAAGCCTGGCACGCGGGTGCAATCGGTTGAGTCTGGCTCTGTCTACATCCAGCGCCAAGGCAAATCACTTAATGAGTTTGTCTTTTCTGATACTCAGCTCACCTACATAACGCAGCGCATATCATTGCTGGCTGGACATCTACTTAAAAGCCCACAGCGCATTGCATTGCGTAGAGCATCAAGCACAGATGAATCAGATCTCCTGCTGATGACAAACACTAGCGATGGCAGTATGGCTATATTTTCAATCATGCGTAGCCAGCAAATTACATCGCCAAGTGAGTTCACTACTGACGGTGAATTTATTGATGTTGGCGTAGATGTGACGCAAATTTATGTAGTTACTAAACGCGTATTTAATGGCACAACAAGGTACTTTATTGAGCAGTTCAAAGACGACTTGTATACAGATTGTGCATTTGTGGGCGCATCAGCCGGTGGCGTTGGCAGTGGCTTGCCGCACATTGGTAAGTCGCTTAATGTGATTACCGATGGCGTGCCACAATCAAATGAAACAGTTAGCGCTGGTGGCGCTGTGACGTTTGATCGTGAATCAACAACCAGCTATGAGGTTGGCTTGCCAATTACTGTGTACGTCAAAACCATGCCGGTTGAGATTAAATTGCAGACAGGTAGTAGGGTGTCGTTTAAAAAGCGCATTGTAGAAATTAGTGCCGTGCTTAAAGATACACAGCATATGCTAATGAATGACCAACCGGTTATTACTAGGACGCTTGACAATCCTTTGCTTGATTTAGCGGTGCCTACATTTACAGGGATTAAGCGCGTCAATGGCGTGCTTGGTTATCGTAATGAGCAGGCAATTGAGGTGGCACAAAACCTTCCGTTAAAAATGAATTTGCTTGGACTCGATTACAGAGTCGCCGTTTATTCAGGGACATAACAATGGAAATGCCAACATCAGGACAGGCAGTAGGAGCTGCGGGATTTATCGCAGCATATGGGCAGGCCCAAGCACAGCAAGCTGCAGCTATTCAACAACAAACCGGATATTTGCTGCAAGCACGAAATACGTTAGCAGTTGCCGAAGTCAATGCGCAATATTCAAAACAATATGCAAACATTCAAGCTGGACGATTATTAAAACGTGCTGATATTGAAGCTCGAAATTTTCAAATTGCTGGGAATACAATACAAAAAAATTTACGAGCAACAAATGCGAATGTGCGTGCAAGAGCTGCTGCCGCCGGTATCGATTATGCTGGTGGATCAGCAGGAAACATTCAATTACAAAACGTGCAAGAAGCAATGTTTGATGTTGGTATTGCAGACTTAAATGCTTTAACAGCTCGCGTTCTAGGTTTTGAGGATGCGACTGCAATGATTCAATCAGCTGAATTGCAAGACACATTGAATTTATTTTCTGCTCGTCAGCAATCTGCTCAGTACAAACAGGCAGGATCGGCAGCGCGTCAGACAGGCGGTTTAATGGCGACGCAAACCCTAATTCAGGGTGGCATTGATGCGTACAAGACTATATACGGCGAGAAGAAAACGTAAGGACACGATATGGCAACTACTAGGCTGCAATCAGGACAAATACAGATTAGACAAGTACAAGGTTCTCCAGTAGATCGTGTAGTTGATCGCCCTGTTGATTACATGACGACAGCTCGTCAAGAGGCATCCGGTTCGCAAGCCTATGCACAAGCCTTAGATCGTATGGCAAACAGCGTCAATTTAGTAGCTGGGCAAATGCGACAAGAAGAGGGAATTCAGTACGTTATAGATAATCCTCCAACAGAAGCACAAATGCTTGCTGCGCGTGAAGGCGATGTTACTAATTTAGTGCCAAAAGGTAATTTTAGTTACTTTGACCAAGCTGTTAGGAAAGCGCAATCTTTCCAATTTTCACAGGCTTTTGAGCGTGAAGGGCGCAATTTTATTGTTGACATTGCTTCAAAAGTTGCAAGTGGACAGATTGACCCAGATACAGCAAAACAAAATATTACCCAGATGATTTCTGGTTATAAAAAATCTATTGCTAAAGCAAACGGTGAAGCTGCTTTAAAATTTGAAGCATCAATGACAGCAGAAGGGCATGTCGTTTACAAACAAGCATTGGACGCGTATTCAAAGAAAAACAATGAAAAGGAGTTAATTGCTTTTCGTGCTGACGCAGATAACATGCTAAAAATTTATGAGTTATATGCTAGGAATCAACCTGATCTTGCGCCTATGTATGCAGATGTTTTTTCAAAAAATTTGCTTGATGGGGCTGCGTTGCATGGGCCAATAGTGTTTAAGGAATTTCAGGATCGATTAAATAAAGAGTTGCCAGCTGCGCGTCAGAACGTCTTATTAGAACAACTAAGCCAAGACGAGTATTTATCGAACCCAAGAAACACAATTCAACAGCTGCAAATAGGGATTATTGGCGATGCTAATTTTAGTAAGCTAGCTACTTGGATGAAAGTAAATGATAGTGATACTTTTCGTGACACAATAAAAAAATTTGCGGCAATGGCACAAGAGAGAAAACAGTTAATTGAGTTGTCATATGTTGACTCTGCGCGTCAAGGCGACAATATTGAAAGGCAGATTTACGGCAGCACAAACATTAAAGAAATGCAGACTTTGTTTAACCAGATGAAAGATCTTCCGATTAACCCTGAAAAAATTAAAGCAGCGCGTAATTGGATTGCCGAGCAAAGTAAGCCAGGAGATCAAGAAACAAATTATGTTGTTCTTGCTGAAGCAAACAAAAAAGCGCGTGCTGGTTTGCTTAAACCAGAAGAGATTGCTAGATTGCCGTTATCAAAATCAGACAAAGCCTCTTTGGCAAAAGAGATTGGCAACACAAACAACGACATTGCCTACGGATCAAAGCTGATCCGCAGCTCTGGCAACATGTTGTCTGACAACCTACCGCCACAATTTGATTCTGCAGAAAGCAAAAAAATGGCGACAGAAACAATTGCCCAGCAAGAAGCTGCGTTGTTGAGGTTTTCCAATACGCCTAACAGTAAAGGTTTGTTACCTACGCCGGCAGAAATCCGAGCAGAAGGTGAGCGTCTTGCTAATGGTGTCAAACCGCTCATGAGTCGTGCGTTTAACATTGAGGCAAACAAGCAAAAGGATGTTGCTGTTTTGGCGTTACCTCAACTTCAAGGAGTTGACTTAACAAACGATGCTGCTGTTGAGGCAGCCATTGCCAAAGCAGTAACCTCAAAACGCAGCCAAACGGATATAAGTATGGCGCGTGATGCGATTAAAAAACACAAAGAAGCGCTCAAGAGTTTTGCTGGAGGCCCTAAATGATTCAACCCAAGCAGACAACAGTTGATGACATCTATCGTTTTGACGAATACTTTGCAACGCCTGGTGTGCGTCAAGGTTTGATGGAGCTTGCCGCCAGCGGAGATCCTGCTTTTACAACTGAAGATACAGACGATGGCCCAGCGATTTATTATCGTGCGCCACATGGTGAGATGATTGGTATTGGTAGGTCAGCTGCAGAGGAGCCAGCAGAGCCTAGTCTGGAGGGTATGCAGCTGGCCGCTGGCCCAAGTGATACGCGCACTGATGCTCCCCAAGGTTATGGCGCAACTGGAGAGGCAAAGGCAATAACCCCAACAAATAGAGAACGCCTTGCTGGGTTTTTGACGGATAGTTTAGTAAACCTTGGAGCAGATAGATACAAAGCCAGGGAAAGAGTTGAGTCATTTATTGGCGGCACAAGCAGTCGCTTGCCGATGAATTTGGGTATTGCTGACTTTGTTCCGTTTCTTGGTACTTTTTTACAAAGCGAAGAAGCTGCCATTCTTTTAGGAAAATCAAAAGAGGCGGCAGAACGTGGCGACATAAAAACCGCAGCAATTGAAGGTGTTGGCGGCGCACTTGGTTTAATACCTGGTGCAATTGGAACTGTTAAATATGGCAAAAAGGCTGCACAAGAATTAGCTCCAACCGCTGCAACTATGATGGAAAGTGGGTTGCGTAAAAGCGGCATGATTATGGATGTTGTGCCGGGAAAATTTAATCCAAAAACTGAATTGCCAAAAGCAATTGATTCTGTTTCATCTAATCCAGATTTAAATATTTATTTACCTCAAGCTCAACGCGCACCATCTGTTGCGCTTCGTTTAGCTGGTGTTGATCTTCAAGGAACCGGTGACAAAGGAACTATTACTGTTAATGATGTCGGAACCATTTTAGAAAAATCACAACTTTCATTAAATAAAAATAAACCATTAGATCCTACAAAACCAAAAGATTTGGCAAAGATGGTTGATTCGGCTACCGCTGAAGCTGAATATCAAATGTCTCAGCCAATTAGTGGCGCGACTTGGTATGAGGATGACGTTCACCAAGCGTTTATGCTGGGATCAAAGATTGTTCCAGAGCTTGCAACTGATGAGCCGCTTCGTGTAATGACAACGGCATTTGCTGCGTCTACTAGTTATAACAAACGAGCTGGCGAAAATTGGCCTGTTGCGCTTCGCATTACTGAGCACTTAATGAAAACCGGGCAAATGGCATCGCGCAATCCAGACAATGGAAAGCTGTGGGGAGGCACAACTGGCCTAATCATGGAACAGCAATTAAAATTGCATGACTACATGATTAAAAAAATGGGCATGGATAAGTATGCCGAATGGTTGTTGACTCCGCACACAGTAAAAGAAATTGCTGAAATGAAAGCGGCTTCTAAACTTTATAAAACGCCAGGCATTCCAGGCAAAGCTACTGACCTAAAGATGGGTGCATTTATCCTTGGCGAAAAAGGTGGCCCATTCTTTTTAAATCTTAACGGTATAAAAGAAACAACAGCAGACAAATGGTTTACCAGAACTTACAACAGACATACAGGAACACTTACAAGTGGGCCATTAAGTGAGCAAGGCCTAGTTGATACTCCGCGCAACGAAGCCGAGCGCGGCATAATGAAACAATGGAATAGAGCCGTTGCATCAAATATAAAATTAGAAGAGCAAGCAAATCAAGCTGTTTTGTGGTACTACGAACAGAGCTTATATTATAATTTAGGCGTTAAGTCAGCCAGATCGGAGAGCTTTTCAGATGGAGCCAAAAACTTACTCAATGCCAGAGGAATCCCCTTCACCGAATCCGAACTCGCTGGAGCTCGAAACCTCCGCAATGCTCGTCAAGCTCCAGCAGAATCAACAAGCGCTGCAGGAACAGGGGATTCAGCCAGCGTCGGAGAAGCTACGCCAGCTGCAGGAACAACAGTAACTGGGGGCCGTAAGGCTCCCTCATCAGGAGCTAAATAATGGCCGACTCACTTGAGCAGCGTTTAGCATCAATGCTGCCTGACGAACAACAGGCACCAAATCTAATTGAAGATACGACGCAATCTATGTTAGCGCCAGAAGAGGCGAGCATGGAAGGTATGGAGATTGCCGGTTTATCCGATATTTTTATTCGCCCAGCAAAAGTTATTGCAAAAGCATTTGATTCTAAATCAGCAATAGTTTCTGATGCAGCAACAGCTAAAGCAGTTGAAGATATTGCAGCTAAAGCCACCACTGAAAAAACGCAGGGCGTTAAACAAGCGGTTCAGGTTTCTTCGCAGATTGATAAAGCCGCAGAGAAAGGCTTAACGTATATTGATGCTAAAGCAAGCATTGAAAAATCGGCAAATACCAAACTAACTAAACCGCAAAAAAAACAGCTTAAGGAAGCCACCAAAGGCAACCAAGCGGCAACATTAACAGACCCATTACAAACACCACCAGTTACTACAGCAGAGATGCAATCTGCAATTGCTGCATCTGAAAAGATGGGCGACCCACTTCCAGAATTTCCTGGAGTTATTATTAACAGGGTGTCGGAAGATGACGCAACCAAATTTATTTCTGGATATGGCAATGAGGTAGATAAAGTTGATTTTAACTTTAACTATCTGCAATCAGAGCAAGACATCGACAAAGCAATCAATGCAACTAGTAGCCTATTTGCTAAAGAAATAGACGCAGCAAAACGTGGCGTATTAAAAGATCAGGCCGTGCTAGATATAGCTTCTAGGTTAGACATTGCGCCAGAGTTATTAAACGCAAGAATTGGAACGACATTTAATGCCGAACAATTTGTAGCAGCTAGGCATTTGCTTGTAAAGTCGGCAAACCGACTTGACTCAATTGCCAACAAAATTAAAAATTTACCTGCCGGCACCGAGGATGACAAGTTACTACTTGAGCTGCGCGATCATCTTGCTACGCACGCTGCAATTCAAATGAGATACAAAGGGGCGCAGACTGAAACTGCGCGAGCTTTAAGATCATTTAGGCTTCCGGTTGATGGCACTGTCGGTCTTACTGATCCGCAGCAAATTACAAATCTACTTAATGAAATGGGTGGCAGAGCAAATCTTAAAAATTTGGCTAATGCGTATCTTGAGTTGGATTTACAGAAAAAAACAAAGTTTGTAGATTTAACCGGCACTACTACACAGCAGCTAGGCAAAGTATGGAAAGAGCTTTATCAGATGGGGCTTATGTCGAGCACCAATTCGGCAGAGCGCAACTTTTTTGCAAACATAGTTGGATCGTTAGCCAGGGCTGCTGACACAACATTTGCATCAACTTCTGGTAAAGCAATCGACAAAACAATCATCACGCCAATCTTTGGCAGCAACTCTAGCGATGAAGTATTTTTGTCTGAGGCCATTATTGAGTTTGCAACATTTATACATACGCTACCAAAAGCGTGGTCTGCTGGCGCTAAAGCATTTGTAACTGATGCGCCTGTTTATAAAGTTGGCAGAGATATAGACAAGGTGCCAGACCCAGCAATTACCGCAAAGCTATTTGCTGACCCTGAAAGCCCAACAGCAAAGGCTGTTGATTTCTTAGGTAAGGCAGTGCGTTTGCCAGGCAGGGCAAACTTGTTTGGCGATGAGTTTGTTAAAGCTCTTGTCGCCAATATGGAAGGCCGCAGGTTGGCGGCTAGAGATGCACTGCTGGCTATGAAAAACGGCGTAGACGAAAACAAAGCGTTGGATAATATGGCAAGCCAAATTGCTAATCCTACGGCTAGGGTGTTAGATCGAATTGATCAAGCTGTGCTTGAGGGGTCATTGCAATCTGATCTTGGCGACTTCGGTAATTTTTTAATGGCATCAAGAAACAAACTCGACAATCTAGGTGCCGGCCCAATAGGTACTTTTATTGCTCCTTATATTAAAACAGTTATCAACGCGCAAAAAGCTATATTGGCCAGAACTCCTATTGGTCAAATGGCAATTAAAGAAATTAGAGAAGATTATCTTGCTGGTGGCGCTCGCCGCCAGATGGCAATGGGCAAGGCATCCCAAGGCGCAGCGGTTATGGGGTTGGGATTTTATCTGGCAATGGATGGCACCTGTACTGGTGCAGGCCCAACAGATCCAGAGCGCCGCAAATTTCTGCGCGAGACTACCGGCTGGCAGCCGTTTTCTTGTAAGGTAGGCGATGCTTACTACAGTTATGCTGGACTTGAGCCAATTGGGGGTATGTTGGGGATTGCCGCCACCCTGGCTGAAACTGGCGTAGTGTATGGAAAAGAAGATGATGATGAGTGGCACGACCTATTGCTGTATGCCAGCTTGTTACCATTCAAATATATTGGCGAGCTGCCATTTTTAAGTGGCATGTCAAAATTTGCGACGATGGTCGAAGAGGCAAAGCGCGATCCAAAATCAGAATCTTCACACGCTGCAACCAAAGCATTCTTTGGCAACGCAGCTCAAAGCATGGTTGGTGGTGTCGTGCCTGTGCCAATGCCCTACAGTGGTCTATTAAAGCAAATTGAGGATACGCTCGATCCCCTTAAACGCGAGGTAAATATTGATCCAACCTTGCCAACAGAATACAAATATTTTGATTTTATGTTCCGCAGCTGGGCAGCAAAAACGCCAATATTATCTGCTTCCGTTAAAGAAGGCGACGAGTCGATGCTTCCAGTATCAAGGAATTTATGGGGTCAAGAACTTAAGACCGGCGATAACTCAGCAATTAAATGGATTCTGCCATTCAATAGGATGGAGGAAAATTTAGATTCTGACGAGCGTAGACTTTTAGAAATTGCAAAAGCTAGGGGCAAAATGCCGGTGACCAAGCCCGATAGAAAAATCGCAAATATATCAATGAATGATTTGGAATATTCAAACATGCTTTTGTACATGAACCAAGTGCAGATTGATGGCAAGAATATGCGGCAATCAATGATGTCGGAACTAGCCAATCCAGTATTTGTGCAACAAATGCAGGCTGGCGCTTACGAGGGGATTGCTCAAAGGCTATCTCAAATTGTTTCTGATTACAAAGAAGAAACAATTGCCTCGCCTGTATTTGCTGTTAAGCACCCGGACTTTGTTCGTCAAGTGCAAAAAAATCAGGAGGCTGCAAAACGTAAATATCAGCAATCGATCAGGGTTCCTTTGGAATCTATTGATTAGTACAATGACTAACAGGAAGGATTAAATTATGCCAGTGCCAATTAGTAATGTGACCAGACGCGCAGTCTATGCGCCCAGCGGTGCTGGAGGCGCTGGCCCATATTCATTCACGTTTGAGATCTTGGCAGCTGCTGACATTGCCGTCTATAAAGATGATGTCCTACTGACGCTGACAACTCATTACACTGTCACAATTAACGCTAATGGAACCGGCTCAGTAACTATAACTTCTGCCGGCCTGGCATTGGCTCCTGTGTCGCCGACTCAGTATGCAATCGTAGGCAACAGAACAATTCAGCGCACAAGTGATTTTGTAACTGGTGGTGATTTCTTTGCCAACACGTTAAACGACGAGCTCGACCAGCAAACAATCTTTGCCCAGCAAAACTCTGAAGGATTAGCCAGGGCGCTGCAGGCACCACAAACAGACCCGACATCAATCAACATGACGCTGCCACGCAAGGCAGATCGTGCTGGCAAGTACCTAGCCTTTGATGCAAACGGTAATCCAGAGCCTGGCCCAACATCGACCAACGTGGATGACGTTGCAGCCATAGCAGATGAGATTACAGCAGTAGCAGCCATTGATAACCAGGTTGTTACTGTTGCGGGTCAATCGGCCAGCATAGCTACACTAGCGCCTATATCAGCAAGCATAGTTACTGTTGCTGGCATATCGTCTAGCGTAGTAACTGTGGCTGCACTGAACTCCGCACAGCTTACAGCGATTGCGGGTGCTGCAGATGAGATGGCAATCCTTGCTCCTATCTCTGCTGACATACTTGCTGTGGCGGCTATTGATACTGAAGTGGCTCAGGTTGCTGCGCTTAGTTCGGCACAGTTAGCTGCTGTTGCTGGACAGACTGCGAACATTGCAGCTCTCGGTCCTATCAGTCCACAGATTACTACGGTTGCTGGTCAGTCTGCACAGATTAGTACAGTGGCAGGACAGTCGGCACAGATTGGTTTGCTGGCATTACAGACTGCTGACCTAGCTGCGCTTGGCCCTATTAGTGCTGACATTACTACAGTAGCTACAAACATTGGTGCTGTTCAAAGTGCTAGCGTAAATGCTTTAACTGCTCAGTCTGCTGCTACATCTGCAAGCCTAAGTGCATTATCTGCATCATCAAGCGCAACGTCTGCCAGTGCATCTGCTACTGCTGCTGCTGCAAGTTATGATAGCTTTGATGATCGATACCTTGGAGCCAAGTCTAGCGCACCATCTGTAGACAATGACGGCAATGCATTGCTAACAGGTGCATTGTATTGGAACTCTACTTCTAGCCTTCTTTTTATCTGGACAGGATCTAGTTGGGACCAGGCTGCATTTTCTGTTAGCGGTGCAGTCACAAGTTTTAATACGCGAACAGGTGCAGTTACATTAAGCAGCACTGACGTTACAAATGCACTTACTTTTACACCGGCAACTGCCGCCTCTGTTTCTGCCATCCCCGATCCGGTTGCGATGGCTCTGGTTTTTGGGAGTTAATCATGGCACTTAAAGGCAAGCCAATTGCGATTGGCACAAGCGATACAACAATCTATACCTGCCCATCTACCATCGAGGCATCGGTGCATGGCTTGGTGTTTGCAAACAATACCGGCAGCGCTGTAACTATTACTCTGAAAATTTATATCCAGAGTTTAGGCACAACCACTACTGTAGCTACCGGCATATCTGTAGGAGCTAACACTACTTACACTTGGCCCAAGCCAATCAATGTAAATGCTGGTGATTACATTCAGGCTGTGGCATCTACTGGCTCTGCCATTGTTTGCTTCTACTCTGTGTATGAAGGATCGGCTGCTGCGGTGGCTGTTGGATTTACTCCAAGGGGCGCATGGTCATCTGGCTCTACGTATGCAACTAATGATGTGGTTAGCTTGAGTGGCTCAAGCTACCTAGCTATTCAAGCTAGCACCAATCAAAACCCATCCACACAGACTGCGTACTGGCTAGTATTAGCAGCCAAAGGTGACACAGGTGCAGGTGATGTATCAGGCCCAGCTGCATCTGTTGATTCTGAGCTGGCATTGTTTAACTCAACAACAGGCAAGCTGATTAAGCGTGCGTCACTGACAGGCTTGGTTAAGGCTACATCAGGTGTAGCGTCAGCCGCTACGGCTGGAACAGACTACGTTGCACCTAGTGGCGCATTGGGTACTCCATCATCAGGAGCATTAACTAATTGTACTGTTGATGGCACTAACCCTATTGGCTACCGTGATTTACCTGCTGTCGGAACTAAGACAGGCTCTTACTCGCTTGCTGTAGGTGACGTTGGTAAGTATGTGCAAGTAGGCTCTGGTGGTTCTATAACTATTCCTGATGCTACTTTTACTGAAGGTGATGTAATTGTTATTGCAAATAATCATTCAGCAGCAATAACGGTAACTTGCACAATTACAACTGCATACATTGCTGGAACTGATACAGATAAAGCCTCAGTATCTTTAGCTACTAGAGGCTTATGCACAATTGTGTTTTTGAGTGGGACTGTTTGCATTATTTCAGGGAACGTGACATGAGTGGTATTTTGGCGGTTCTTGCTGGGATTAAAGGTGGCGCAGTTAACTACGAAGTTTTCGTATTGGCTGGCGGTGCTGGCGGGTCTAGTGGCGATCAAGCTGGTGGTGGCGGTGCGGGTGGTGCGATTTTTAATTCAGCATTATCACTAGCCGTTGGAACAACTTATACAGTTACAATTGGCTCGGGCGGCGCACCAGCAAATCAATCAAACCCCGGTACAAATAGTGAATTTTCAGGGTCTGGAATTACCACCATGACGGCTGTTGGCGGTGGCTATGCGGCTGGTAATTCTGGTGCTGGCGGCAACGGTGGCTCTGGTGGAGCTGCTTGCGGATATGGCCCTAGTCCACCGGGAGGAACATGGGCAGGGGGTGCATCAACTCAAGGTTCTTCTGGCGGAATTGGGTATGGCAACAAAGGCGGCGATAGCTATAACTCATCAGGTTATGGCGGCCCGGGTGGAGGTGGTTTAGGTGCTGCTGGCGCGAATCAAGCCACCAATGCAAATAGTGTTGGTGGCATTGGTTTATCTACTTGGTCTGCTTGGTGTTCTGCTTTAACTAATGCTGGTTTTGCCGTAGGACAAGAGTCTGGCGGTACCTACTATCTTGGCGGTGGAGGTGGGGGTGGCACAAGAGATTGGGACGGTGCGGCTGGCGGTCTTGGCGGCGGCGGCACTGGAAGATCGCAAGGCGGGGCTTCAATTAACGGAACCGCTAAATCTGGCGGCGGCGGCGGCGGTGGCTCTACCGGGGGAACCGGCGGTGCGGGAGTCGTAATGATTCGTTATCCAGATAGTTTGCCAGCAGCTTCATCTACTACAGGCTCTCCAACAACTACAACGTCTGGCGGCTATCGTTATTATGCGTGGTCTGGCAATGGTTCTATTACATTCTAAGGACTGATATATGGCGCACTTTGCAAAACTTGATGAAAATAATGTTGTATTAGATATTAATGTTGTTCATAACAATGAATTGTTAGTTGATGGTGTTGAGTCAGAGGCTAAAGGGATTGAATTTTTAATTGATTGGTCTGGTGGTTATACGAACTGGAAGCAGACTAGTTATAACGGCAACATTCGTAAGAACTATGCTGGCATTGGTTATACCTACAATGCAGATATAGATGCGTTTGTAGCTCCTAAGCCTTATGCAAGCTGGACACTAGACGCTAATGCACAATGGCAAGCTCCCACAGCCATGCCTACTGATGGCAAAATGTACTCATGGGATGAGGTAGCTCAGACTTGGGTAGAAATTATTAATTAATAATAGGGGATAGATTGTGGATGACCTTGCTTTTAAATTAAACACCCATGAAGAAGTTTGCGCTATTAGATACGCAGGTATCAACGCACGTTTAAAAAGGCTTGAGCAAATTCTGATTGGCAGTGCCGGTGCAATTATTATGCTGCTGCTGTCGATTGTCCTGAAGGGGTAAAAAATTGATCCTCTCACTTTACTTGCATTAGCTAATGCTGCTGTAGCTGCAGTTAAGAAAGGCTGTCAACTTTATAAAGATATTAAAGGTGCAGCTGGTGATGTAAAGGAAGTGCTGGATGATTTAAAGGATCAGTTCCATAAGATACCTAACCCTACACCAGCTCAGAAGATTCAGTACAACGAGGAAGTAGTTAGAGTCCAAGAGATAGCCAAGGCTGATCCTAATGATGTGTTCACTGAAATTGGTAATCAACTTGGTGCATTGCTAGACGCACAGGATCAGTTAGCTAAAGCATTACTAGCAGAAGAACTAGCGAATACTACTGTCTACAAAGGTCAGGAGTCATTAGGTCGCAGAGCATTACGTAAGATCATCATAGAGGCTAGGCTGGATTCAATGATGGCAGAGCTGCGTGAGACGATGGTTTATAGAGCCCCGCCAGAGCTTGGTTCACTTTGGGGTAAGTATGAAAAAACAGTTGAGAGCATTAACAAGCAGCAAGAGATAGCAAGAATTGCTGAGTTAAAACTTATGCAGATTGCAGCACGTAAACGTAGGCAAATGATTAGAAGGTTTCGGGAAAATGTTACATGGTTTGGCGCGGTTCTGTTCGTGACGCTGTGGCTAATCAGCGTCCTGATCCTGATAAAGACGAGCAAGACAGCGTACCTTGGGTACTACTAATATGCTTACTTGCAATGGTCTTAACGCTTGCTATAGCCTTGCCGCTGGTAGGGCTGGCAATCATGGACGCAAACAATGCAACTAATGCAGCCATAGTTGAGGTAGATAGGATGCGCAGAATACGAAACCTAATGCTGCGCGAACTTGAGGATAAAAAGAATGCTGACACTGAACCAACTGAAGCAGCTACTGCCAGGCAATAAGTATGTTGAGCATTGGCACCATGCATTGGAGCAGCTGCTCCCTGAATACGAGATCAACACCAACAAGCGCATTGCATCATTCATTGCTCAGTGTGCGCATGAGTCTGGCAACTTCACCGCATTAAAAGAAAACCTAAACTACAAGCCAGCAACCCTAAGAAAACTTTTTGCTAAGTATTTTGAAACAGATGAAATTGCTCAAGCGTATTGTGCCAAGCCTAATAAACAAGCTGCCATTG